ACTACATCGTACCCCATTGGTGCCCCTTTCGTCAACCGTTCGGCTTTACTTTTTGTCAAGCGGTCAACCCATTCGGCAGGTGCCGTGAGCCTAGGCAACGGTTCCCTCCTCCGCGATTGGTTCTAGGAACTCGGCGAGAATCCACCGCTTGTGGCGCTTGTGCCACTGCCATTGAACCGTGTGATACTGGGCGAACTCGGGGTCAGTGACCTTGGGAACCCTGTCCCCGTACTTCTCTTTCTCCCAGTCCCAGTGGACGCCGATTTTCCAATCGCCCTTGGAGGCGGTTTTTACCTCTTGGTACTTAGCCCAAAAACTCGTGTTGGTGTGAACGCGGCGAGTCGTGAACTGGTCCTCCTTGACCTGTATCGCGCCGATGACGGTGCCTAGGTCGCCCGTTGAGGTTCGGCGAACACGGTCACCCTTCTTGAATGGATTTGCTGTGGTCATTGTTCCTCCCTCTCCCACGATTCCATTGTACCCCATTCGTGCCTCTTTGTCAAGCGGTCAACCAATCTGTTCACCGTGCCCCGTTCGCACCAGCGGCATCGCATCCCCCATGTAGAGCACCCTGCCCTCACTGACGAGCCTGCGGAGCGTCCTCGGGGCGACCCGATAGTAGAGGCTCAGCGACCATGCCCGAGCATCGTCCTCTTTGTCCGCGACCATCCTGCTCGGGTGACTGTGTTGGTAGGCGTGACGGAACTCGTGGAGCAAGGTCACGATTGACGGGTACGGCATGTGGATGCTGTTGGTGGCGTGACGGTAGTAGCCCGCGCCCGCCCCCCGAGGCTGATGGTGCAGTGTCGGCGTTGACACACCGTAGACGGCGGACACCTCAGCCAACCAAAGACGCGACTTCTCCCACTGTGATTCAGGCGGTACTGCTGTCCACCCCTTGATGAGTCGGCGTGTCGCGTCAAGCGTTTTGCGGTGCTGGTTGCGGAATCGGCGATGGTACCTCATGTCAATCCATCCTTGAGTAGGCGCCCGCGTTGATTCCGTGCCTCTTGAGCACTTGGACGAACCCCGCGGCGTAAGCGTGTTTGCGTTCCATGCTCTGCCCGTAGTCGCCAACCCAAATCGTCCAGCCGCCTTGGTACGAATCCAAGCGACCGATGCCTTGAGCCTTGAGGTACTTGACGAATCCGCCCCGCGCAGGTTTGATGTTGACCCACGCGAACCCGCAGACGCCCCCCTCCACGACCCATTGCTTACCGCCTTTGAGCGGCGTGTCGGTCAGCCCGACGCTTTCGTAGACGAGCATCGGTGTCGGTGTCGTCGCCGTTGCGGCGGCTACGCCGTGTCGGTGAGCCTCCTCATAAATGAGGCGGAAATCTTGCTTGGTTTTGGTGGTGCTAATGGTGGTCTCCTTTCCCACACTTGAATCATACCCCATCGGTGCCCCAAGGTCAAGTGTTTCGGTTGATTTTTTGTAAAGATTTTGGGTCGCACGAGGCTTGACAATGGGGCAGGTGTGGGGTAGTATTGAATCGTGATGAGGAACCGCTACAAGGGCGTCTGCAAAAACTGCGGCAAAACCGTTCCCGCCGAGGAGGGCTTCTACGAGGGCGGTTGGGTGACCTGCTCGGAAATCGTGTGGCGAAATCACGCGCCAGAATCGTTGCATCAGCACATCACGAATCCTCTCAACTTCTCTTGCTTGGATGATTTCAACGCCAAGGCTGGCACCACCTTTGAGGACGCTCAGGCGGTGTGGCGTGTGATGGAAGCGGAGCGTATTGCAAGTTTGCCTACCGCGGAGGAGATTGCGGCGAACAAGGCGAAGAGTGACGCCCTGAACAAAGAGTTCCGCAAACAGCGTCGTGAGGAACTCAAGCGGTTGAAAGAAGAGAACATTTGCCCGCGATGCGACGGCAAGGGTGGAGGCGCTCAATGGTTCGCGACTGGTTGGACTTGCCACCGATGCTTCGGTTCTGGCAAGTACTTCAACTAATCGTTCGTCTGATACCTGACATTGGCGTTCAGCGACCGTAGGGCGTCAATGGATGTGCGGAGGAACAGCAACGATTCCCTGCACGATTTGACGAGCGCTTCGGCGACCTTGTGGTCGGCGAACAAGTGTTTGCAAGCGTTGTCCGCTTGAGCCTCCCTGTCCCTGATTGTTCCAGCCGTGGTCAGATACATTTTCGCCCACTCGGCTTTCAACGCCGATTCTTTTTGCGCTGAGTCAACCGCCAGTTTCTCAAACTCCTCGGTCTTGGATTCCAACTCCCAAACGAGTCGCATCATCTCTTTCTCAACATCTACCTGCGCGATTGGTTGGGTTCTCACGCCTCTTCCTCGGGGTGCTTGCGGAGGTCGGCGAACAGGGCTTGGTCGGTTACGCCGCACCATTCAGCAATCTGACGGTAGGGGATGCGCCTCTCTCGTAACCGCCTGACGATGCTTCTGCGTTGCTGTCCGAGACGAATCACCGAGTTTTGGTGCTCTCGCATCATCTGGGTCAGCAACTTCACTTTCTTGAGGTCGTCGTCTACCCCCACGGTGTCCAGATTCTCAATGAGTACTTCACCCATGTCTTGCACGGTCGCCTCCTAAGTGTGGTCAATCTACCATTCGTCTATTGGGTCGTTGACTGGATACCCGACGACGAGAATGGTGATGAAATCAAACTTCGCCCGTTGCGGTGCGTGGAACTCAATCGCCTCCAAGTGTTCACCAGTGTCATCTTGAAAAAGTCCGCCGTCCACCATGCCGTCAATCGCCGCTTTCACGGCGGGCATACAGGCGCCAGTGTCTTGCAACCTGCCTTTCATCTCCAGAAACACCGAGACCCGTGCCTGCGTCAACTCAACACAGCCGTATTCTTTGGTCGCATCAGCGAAGATGGTGCGCCACTCTTTCGTGTTCTTTGCCCTCGTCCAACGGTTCCCCGCACGCTCAGAGTTCACCGTCCACGGTCTCGCCCGATAATGAAACGAGTACATCAACTCGCCCTCATCGTTGATGTCGGTGACGATGTTGATGAGCGGGGCAGGCATTGCCATCCCGCGACTTTACTCGGTCTTACGAAGGCGTAGAAGCCCTCTACGAGCCGCTTCCTTGGGGTTGGCGTGAATCCACTCGTGGCACCAGAAACACACGCCTAGGAGGTTCTCAGGCTGGTTTCCGCCCCCTTGCGACCTGCGGAGGACATGATGCACATGGTCAACCTGACCCGAGCATCCCCTCACTCGGGCTTCGCATCGCGACCCACAGCGTTTGATGACCACACCGCGAGCCTTACGCCACTCAGCGGTCGGTCGCGACTTCCTCTTGAACGCCGTCCGTCTCAAAGGTTTGCCCCGAGCCAACGGCTTTCGGCGTCGCATGGCTCAACTCCCCGACTGCCGATAACAGTGCCGACCTGTCATGCTCTTCAGCCAGTTTGTCATACAACTTGAAGAAGTGCGCCCTCAACACCCCTTGGTTCTCGCTGTCACAGATTTCCCGCCAACCGATTGCGTCAACCGTTTTCTGGACTGCTGGGTCGGCGAACTGCGGGCGACCGTAACGCCCTACATCCCTCAGCAACACCATCACCTGCGACCATCCCTCAGCGGCGGACGGCGACATCAGCCCCGCCTGCCTCAATACCTCTTTGCGGATGGTAGCCGCACTCGGGAACATCTCGGAGGTGCGGATGATTGCACCAACCGACCGTTCACAGTCGCCATACCGCAAATCCCGCAAGACCTCGTGATACATCGCCGCGGTTTCCTTGGAAACTTTCGCATAGGGGTAGGCGCTCGCCAAGATGGCGAGTATCGCCGCGGTCTCCCTTTTCTCCATCAGCCGTCCCACTCCTTTTCGTACAGCACTCGCATCACATCGTCTGGTTGCAACAAGAATCCTATGGCGGGATTGTCTGAGTGCTCCGCCAACATCTTGCCTTCCAATCGTTCGGTGTGAGCGAGAATGAAACGGCGCAACCTCGGGACGGACATGACGACGAAACTTTCGTTCAATCCGTACACATACACCCACCAATCGGCTTCGGTCACATTTATTCCGCTCGGTTTCCAAATCGGTTCACCGTTCTCGTCGGTTTTGCGTTGCGCCCACTGGTGCGTTTCCACCACCATCCGCCCGTTACGGTACCTGTCAGCCTTCACTTCCCAACGGCTCTCAAATACCATGAGCACGAAGCCTTCGGCTCGTAACCCGAACTCCAAATCGTCGGCGAAGTTGAAACGCTCGTAGCGTCGCCCGTCCTTGTCAAACCTCGGTTCGTAACCCGCCATCAGTCATCCCTCTCCGAGTCCAAGAAATCCATGATGCCACTGACCCTCCTACGGGTTCGCATCGCCTCACCGCGCAGACGGTCAAAATGGTGGCGCAACTTCTCCGTGGAACGAATGTTCATTGACCAAAACTCCGACTGTGCCGCCCAGCGGATTGCGCCCTCCAAATCCTCCGCGCTCCGACCGTCAATCCGCAACGCCCGCTCCATGCACGCGATTGCCTTGTCGTTGGTTGCAGGTCGGTCATAACCGTTTGCCTCCACGAGGTCTGCCAACAGGTTCGTCAAAGCGACGGCGTCGGACATAAAAATGGACGGTTCTCTTGTACGGTTCTTGTACGGTTCGGGGGCATCTGGTGCCCCCCGCTCGGTCGTCAGATGCCCCCCGTGAGTGTCGTCAGATGCCCCCCGCTCACCAACGAGGGGCACCTCATGCCCCCCGCCCATCATCAGGTTGTAACCCAACGGACGCTTATCGGCGCGAGTGATGTACGCCGCGACGATACGGTCGTCGCATCGCCGAATCAGCCCACGGCGTTCCAACTCGCGCAGATTGACGCGAATGGCACGCTCGGACAACATCGTGTACCTGCCGATGGTCGCCACCGCGGGGAACGCCGATGTGCCGTCAGGACGCGCATGGTTCGCCAATGCAATCATCACCAGTTTCTCGGTCGGTGATTCGCATGGAGCCTCATTCAACACCCACACGATTGCCTCTATTGACATGCAACCATCCCTCAAAACCTGAACCGTACTGCCATCAGCACGGCGTTGTCACCACATTACCTTATGACACGGTGATGCGGGGCAAGCACGGCGCCCCGCGTCACCACCAAATCAGAACGGCTCTTCGTCCGATGGGCTGAGCAACGAAACTTTCGGTTTCGCTTTCGGTGCTGGTCCGTCCGCTGGGTTGAGGATGGCGTCAATGACCGACGACGCTTCCTTGGCGGTCATCGCCCCCAATGAGTCAACCTGCTTGCCCAAGGTCTCGGTCGCCAACATGGTCGCATCGGCGTTGCGTTCGTCTGCGAGACGCTCAAGGAACTTGATTTGCTTGGGGGTCGCCAAAGAAGCGCCGCCCCCAGTGGAGGGAGGGCGAACCGAGGACGGCGCCACCTTTGACTTGGGGAAAAGCGTAGACACTTTTTCTGCGGTCATAACTCCACCTCGGTTGGTCACCTCCTCTGCTGACGCGATGTTGCGCTTGGTGTCCGCCGCGAGCGCGGCGACGATTGCGCGTCCCCACGCCGATGATTCACACACCATCAACTCCGAACCCCGCAACTGTTGCGAGACGGCAGGGAACGGCTCCCACGCCATCCCCACGCCTGCGGCTTGGTCATCGGGAGTCCTGTATGCCGCCGCAACCACCACGACGAATACCTTGTCACCGATTTCCACGATGTCGTAAGGCTTGTTCGGGTTGAGCGGACGAAGGGAACCCTGCGGATACTTGTCCCTGAAGATGGCGATTCGTTCCGCCACCGTCACATAGTCGTCTGAAATGGGCATGGTTATTTGCCTTTCTTGTTGATAATCCGCATCGTCCGATACGAGGCGGTGATTTTGGTGAACTCTTTGGCGAGGTCGGGGTGCGCTTTCTCAAACGCCTTGGCGTCAAATGCTTCCCTCCCAGCGGTTTCTTTCCACGAGACGACAGGCTCACCGTGGAACAGCCCAACGGTCGCATCCAGCATCGTCTGGGCGAGCGCGTCCTTTGCCAGTTTCTCCGCTTTCTCCGCATCGGTCTTGGTGCGACGAGCGTTCTCCAGTTCAATCACCCAGCGCATCATGTCGTCATCCAACGCGACTTCCTTGTCGGTCGCCTTGAAGTAGGTGGCAATCTGTTCGGCGTCCAGTTCGGCGATGAACTCGTCCTGTTTCTCGCCACTGTCCACCAGTTGACCGAACCGTTCGGTCTCCTCAACGATGAACTGTCTCGCATCGGGGTTGTCCTTCAACTCCACGACGACAATGTTCTGGCGTTTGTCCAACACCGCGAAGATGACGGGCACTCCGCCGAGCACCTCGGACTGTGCCCAACCCTGCACACACCAGTCTTGGGGCAAATCGTCCGAGTCCTCAATCGTGTGCGCGGTCGTGGTCTTGACCTCCACAATCATGCTCGGGTTCTCCTGCTCGTCGGCAGGCAAACCGTCCAACGAAACCATCAGGCGACCCTTGAGGTACTGCCATGCAGGCGTCACCAACTCCCTCCCGAGCACCCGACCAGCCTCGCCAAGAATCGGTGCCTCAAAGATGTTTCCTCGTCGCATCGCGGGCGTCTCTTCCTTGAGGACTGGTGGCGTCAACTTGTCAAAAAACAACTCGCCCCTTGTCCGCCACGGCGACACACCCAACAATGCTGGGACATCGGAGGCGCCGAACACACAACGCCCCTCCCATTTCCACCTGTTGTTGAGCCACGGAATCGTGCCGTGAATCGGTTTCGGAATCATCCTGTAGGTCATGCTGGTGCTCCTTCGTTGTCGTGCTCCACATTGCCGAAGGGGTGTAACACGGTTTGGTACTCGTCTTTTTTTAGGAAACGGCGGGGCGTAAAAAAGTCAATCTTTTCACGGATTTTGTACGGTTTGCGAAGCGGATAGAAAGTCACGCGAACGCTCGTCGGTACGCATTGCTCCATCCAATCCATCGCTTCCTTGCCGCCGTTGAACGGTCCGAACAGCACCAAATCTTGGTCGGGTTGCGACACATAGGCGACCATCACCGTGTTGTCGTACTCGCGAACGAACTGCTCGCGCTTGTCCAAATAATCTGACCACTCCATAAACCCTCCTCTAGTCGTTGCCTTACATCATAGGACAGTTATGGCAACAATGCAACTCCTCGGAATCACTTGCACTTGACTCATTTGGTTGTGCTCAAAGTCAATCGTCCCAGCCATCACGACAGCCTTATCGTTCGCATGAACCAAGTACCCCATCGTGTTCATCGCTATCGGCATGGTGTCATCGTCCTCACCGAACGGGAACTCAATCCACACCTGTTGATGCTCCCAAGTGTCGTACCAAACGATGATGCACGCCCTCGCCACCTTCTTGATGTCGTCGCCGACCAACGAATCAAATAGCGCTGAATACTCGTCCACGATAAACCGCCTCTCCGTTGATTATGGGAATAATCTCGTAAGTCCACCGACCGCTCGGTAACTCGGTCACGACAGCCAAACCTTGTTGCCACGACTCAAACCGTTGAATCGGCATACCGACATCATCCACGCCAGACTTCGTGGACGGCACCGCCCCATCCACCCGACACAAACAACCTGGGGAGAAAGCCACCACCTGTTCCATCGCATCAGCGACCTCGTAGGTTTCCGAGTGCACCGAAATCCTGTGGATGTGACCCTGAACGAACGACTGTCGTTCGTGCTTGGCAACCTTCGCGACATCCAACCGCTCACCGTGGATGGCGTACAAGGGCGTCTGACCACCCCCGCCCGCGGCAATCCTGTATCTGGACGCTGGATAAGCACCGAGATAAGACACCTTCAACTCGCCCAACCGCAACAGGAACGGCAAGGACAGCACAGGGAAACTGTCGGGCAGGTTGGCTTGCCTGAGTCGCATCGCCGCCATAGCGTTCCGAGCAACGGCTTTCGGCAATCGGTCGTCGTGGTTGCCGCCAAGCAACACCATCGTCGCCTCCTCGCCGACGACCGCCCGCTGTTCAGCCAAGAATCGGTGCGCCCTATCCACCGATGGTTGGGTTGTCAGAACGAACTCGGGGAGCACGAGGAACTTGGACGACCATTCGGGGAGGTCAATGAAATCGCCGAGGTTGACCACGACATCAGGTTTGATGAATCGCATCAACTGGAGTGCGACGCTCATCGCTTTCTCGTCGTGCATCGGCACCATCGCGTCATCCGACATCCGCCTGAACCCGATTTGCGGGTCGGGCAACACCACCGTCACTTTCAGGTCGGTTGTCTTTGGTTTGCTCGCTATCGGGCGGACGATGGTGGGGGCGGCTTGCTGAACTACGGGATACTGGGGCGCCTCCTCCCAAGCGGGCGAGAGCACCACGGAAGCCAAATCCACCATCTCCGCTTCGCCCTCGGTGTTCTTGAGGAACCCCTGCCATACGCTCAGTTTTTGGATTCGCCCGATGTCGTCAACATCTATCCCCGAGCGTTCCAACAGGGCGATGAGTTTCCCGAGTTTGTCTTTCTTCGTCAACTGCGATTGTGACAACTCATCCGACAAAGTCATTTCGCATCCGCCTGACCGTGCATGTACGCCATGTAGTGGCGAATCTGGTTTTTGCTGATGGGATGACCGTGTTTGGTGAGGGTTTCCGCGAGCCACCTGTACGAGTAGGTGTGGGTTGCCCGTAACGACTTGTCAGCATTTTTCTCCGCCATGCGCTCCAACACTTGCATCAGGAGGGCACGCTCCGACGACTCCAACGATTCCAAGATTTGGTGCATACGGTGGCGCATGTTCGCATGAACGAACCCGCTCAACTCGGCGCTCAACGCCGACTCAACCCTCTTTGATTGTGGCACGGCGCCTCCTCGGTAGAGGGAACTTTACACGACACCCCGAGCGTGGTCGGTGATGTGTTGGTCAACCTTGGTTTCCACCTTGTCAACCATCACCTCCACCCTGTCCACGGATTCCATCAGATTGTCCAGTTTGGTCTGCACGACCCCGTGGTCTGTCCGTTGCTCTCTGCGACCGCTGACAACCTGTTGAAGCACCACCCCGAAAGCGGCGATAACAGCCGTGATGACGGTGGCGACCCCCATGTCCATCGCATCACGCCTTGCCCGCAAGATGCGTAAAGAAAACGATGTGCCACGGCTCGCGGTCCATTTCGTGACAGAATCCGTAATCAAGTTCGTGCGCCATAAGCCAGTCAAGGATTATGCCAGAAGCGTTCGCCACATCACACGCCAAACCGAGGTTGTGCCAACTCTTCCCTGGGGTCGCCAAATCCGCCAGTTTCTCCGATTTCTTGTACCACTTCACGCCGTCCCAAGTCCGCGTGGACGCCCCGACAATCGGCTCGGTTTGATACCTTTGCCTGAAAGCCCGTGCCTGCATTTCATACGACCTGTAAGTGTCACCAGTTGAAGTCGGTTTGAGCACCACCCCGTCAGCGCGTGCGGCGAGTCGCATCGCGCCCCAAGCCTTAGCGGCTTCCAAATACAACTTGCCATACGGTTTGATTGGCGCCAAGAGTGTCTCGGGCACGAAACCGTGCCTCACCCCTTTGAGGGGCTGGGGGACGACAATCTTCCGCTTTGGCAACGCCAAGCGGGTCATCGTTACTTCGCCGAAGGTTTCTTGGTTGCCTTTGCGACCTTGACGGGTTTTGCCACTTCTTTCATGCGCCCGAACCTGTAGTCGGTGGGGTCAAGCCAAGTGATGACAAGCGGGATAATCGCCGCGACACCCGCTTTGACAATCGCATCAAAGTCGGTTTCTCCACTCAACCAGAGGGCTGTGGTCGCGGCAAGAAACACTTTCGCCCACGACTTCAGCATGTCCTGATGTTCTTTTTTCAAGGATTTCCAAGCGTTCATGGTCGTCTCCTGTGTCGGACACAACACTAAAACGCCACACCGAATCCGTGAATCAACCCCCGTTGACTACCCAAGGATGTCGTTATCCAAGATGCCTTTTGCTGGGTCATCCAGCGTCAACACCTGCTGGAGTTGTGCAAAAAAATCTTGTAACGCATTGGCGCTCAAACCGAGCAATCCGATAACAATGCCTACACCAACGAACGGCATGTTCTACCAAAGCGCCACAATGTCATCTGCGGTCGTATCGCTCGCGAAAACCACTTTCACGCGAAGCGGCAAAGTAGTACCAGTTGGCACCGCAACGAAAACGACCGTTCCGCTGTCTTGCATTGTCACCTTTACATCGCCACCAGTCCCGACATACAGTGCACGAGTAACATACGGCAGTTCGTTCGTGTTGTGCGGTGTCACCACCACGGCGTTAGTGATTGGACTGTAGTTCTCCTGCCTCTCTTTTGCAAAAATGTCCTCTGCTGGCATGATTTACTCGCTTTCTTCTTCAACTGTCGGTGCGACGAATACATCGTTCACCGCATCATAGAGCCAGCCCTTGCCGCAGTAGCCACGACCTAAACCGTCTTGGAAACACTCAACCCACAGTTCGCTGTCGCCGTAGCGTTCAGGATTAGCGACTAAGAAATCCCACGCAACGACACGAACATCGGTGACGATGCCGCTCTCAACCTTTGCGTAAGTCGGTGCGCTCATACCTTGAACCTGACCCATACTTTGCCTGCCGCACCAGCACCACCGTTAGAAGCATCGCCTGTTCCGCCACCGCCTGAGCCTGCCGTAGTTGCCGCATTACCCGTACCGCTCGTCTTGCCTGCCACACCACCCGTTCCTGCCGCACCGCCTGTGCCTGACGCACCGCCCCCACCACCTGCGGCGATGTTGTCGGTGCTTCCGCTAGTTCCCCACGACGACACATCTTGACCGTTGCCACCTGAGCCGCCTGTCGTGCCAACCGCACTTCCACCAACCGACCCATAACCGCCACCGCCACCTGCGCCAGAAGCACTAGACGAGAGACCGCCATCGTTGCCGAATGTTTCATCAACGCTTACACCGTTGTAGCCAAAAGTACTTGTTATTGAACTGCCGCCGCCTGAGCCGCCATCGCCGCCACGAATCTGATACAGACTGGTGAACTGACATCTTGCGCCGTGTCCACCACCGCAAGCCGAAATGATGTTGCCGATGTACGACGCATCACCAGCCGTAGTGCTCGCACCGCCAGCACCTACATCTACTGCGTAGGTAGCGGCATCAAGATAAATCGTTGTCGTCGCCGCATAGCCGACGAGCGCACCAGCACCACCACCGCCTGATGCTTCACCTGCCGACCCTTGACCTGCACCGCCGCCGCCGCCAACGAGCAACACATCAAACAGACCAGCCTTAGAAACAACAAGGTTGTCATCGCTACTGAAAGTCAGCACCGTGTAGTTCTGACCGCCGATAGTGCGTGACGCTGACGAGCCGCCTGTTGCTGTGCCGTAGCCCTGCACCACAATCGTGTCCGTTGTCTGCGATGACACATAGCCGAGATAAGAACGAGTCATTCCGCCACCCCACCCACGAACTGTTCACCATTCCAAATGTCACCGATGCCAGCGTACTTGCCTCTGTCTTGACCTTCAATCGGATTTGAGTTGTACGAAGTCTGTACCCACTCGCCAGACAATCCGATGGATGCGATAAACGCTTTGCCTGCGGCTTCGGTTGGTGCGTTGTCGTTGCCGACGACGATGACTTCACGCACGATGCCGTTCTCAACTCTTGCGAAGTGTGCCACGACTACACCTTGAACCTTACATAGACGATGCCTGAACCGCCCAAACCAGGGTCGTAACGCCCACCAATCCTGTTCCCACCACCACCACCGCCGCCTGAGTTCGTTGAACCCGCAACGGGCGGATTACTTCCGCCACCAGCACCGCCACCACCCGAACCGCCAGCACCAAAAGTGTTCATAGAATAACCCGCACCGCCGCCACCGCCGCCACTCTTTATCGTCGTTCCTGCGCTTTGTCCTAGCCACGCCGAAATGTCTAATCCTGCGCCACCAGCACCTGCCACGCTCGTTGTTCCGTTTGAGCCAGCGGCACCACCACCACCACCGCCGCCACCATTCGCCGTTGTGCTTGAACCGTTCGCACCGTTGCCGCCAGCGTTACCTTGTGAGAGTTGCGCCGCACCACCTGTGCTTACTGAGCCGACGCCTTGACCGCCGCCACCCGAACCACCTGTCTGACCTTCACGCAAACCGCCACTGCCACCGCCGATACCGATAGACTGAGAACCAACAGCACTACTTGAACCGTTGTTGTTCTTTGCGCCAGCCGCACCAACCGTCACCGTTGCGTTCGCATCTAGATAAATGGTCGCCTGTTGTAATCCGCCACCGCCACCGCCACCGCCGCCACTATCATAAGCATCGTCTGTGCGACCACCACCGCCGCCGCCGCCGACCAGATGAACATCAAACAACCCAGCCTTCGTCACCGTCAGAGTACCTGTGCTGGTGAAGGTGAGAAGCGTGTACGCCTGACTATCAACCGTGATGCTTGACGATGAGCCGCCTGTTGCTACGCCGTAGCCCTGCACATTGACGGTCTGCGTCGTCAGTGACGACACATACCCAAGTTGGCGGCGAGCCGTAGCCATCGGTTACGCCGTGATTCGGTTCACGAACCCGTGCATGGTGATG